TCGGCGGCAGCGAATTAGCCGCGTATGATCTCACTATTGAAATGCAAGCCCAAACGGCTTAAGGCGGTTACATGTATTACATCATAAAAAGCGCTCGACTAGGTGAAGTAGGCACCGAATACGAACCGAAGCCGGGCACAAACATACCTGCCCTTTTGTGGGGCGGTTTTATTGCCGAAATAAACGACCAGCAACCCGACGAAGTATCCACACCCGCACCAAAAAAAGGTGCTAAAAATAAGAAAGCAACGAAAGAGAGTTAAACATCATGGCAACTAGCACCTACTTAGCAACCCCGGGCGTTTCGGTAAACAGCGTTTCGCTAACCGACCAATGCACCGCTGCCGTATTTACGCACCGTTTTGACCAACTTGAATACACAACCTTTGGTCAGACGTCGCGCCAGTACCAAGCAGGATTAGGCAACCACGAAGTTACCCTTACCCTTTACCAGTCATACGCAGCAACCGAGACCTACGCAACGTTGGCCGCACTTGTTGGCAACGACGACATCACCGTCGTAGTCGACGCAGCAGGGGAACTTTTTACCTTGACTAATTGCGCGTTGCTTGAAATGCCAGTTGTTAACGCGGCTTTGGGCGAACTTTCCACCGTAGACATTACGTTTGTTGGTGGCACTTACAGCGTTGCATAAATAGCGCCGAACCATCGGCCCGACACGAAAGCAGGCACAATGCAATTAACCCTTGAAGTAACAAACAACGAAGGCACCTATTCGGTAAGCACAAACCTATTTACCATTGTGCTATGGGAACGTCGTTTTAAACGCAAAGCGGCCGACATGGCAAACGGTATTGGTGTTGAGGATTTGTTGTTTTTGGCTTGGGAAGCAAGCAAACAATCAAAAATTATTGTGCCGTCTGAATTTGACAAATACTGTCAACAAGTAACCGACGTTCAGGTAGTTGAGCAAGAGGCCCAAAACCCTACCCAAGCGGCACCTACCGCCGGCAATTAGCCGAACTGTTAGTTGCGACAGGGTGGGCGCCGCATTGGTATTCGCAAGTGTTTGACACGCAAGACCTTTTAACGGTGGCTAAAGTTTTGGGAGAACAAAACAAAAGGTAACTACCATGCGCGAACCAATTATTGAGGTTGAAGGCATACAAGAAACCTTGGCAGAGTTACACAAAATTGACCCTAAATATCGACGTCAAGTAACTAAACGAATTAAAAACAGCGGGCAAATAATCCTTACCGAAGCCCGCAGCATGGTTGCCAATTTTGATAACAGCAAAGGTACGGGCGAACCGTTAAGCGGTATGCGTCGAGGCAACTTAGTTAAAGGCCGTGAGACCGCATGGCGAACCGATCAGGTGCAAAAAGGCTACAAAATAAAAGTAGGCGTACGCGCTACCCGTGAACGTTACGTTGATTTTAACCGTGGCGGTTACACCGAACAGGTGGTTTTTGGCTCGAAGCCTTACCGGCTTATGGTTGTGCAATCAACCGACCCAGCGGGCGTAATTTATGACCATGCTGGGCGCAACACGTCAAGCATGTTTGTAACCAACCTTACAAAAGAGGAAGGCGATCAACCGCGTGTTATCGACAAAGCCGTAACAAACAATCGGGAAGCCGTACAATCTGACGTAGACGTAGTAATTAAAGACGTTGAAAAGATTACGAACCGCAACCTTAAAAGGCGTACCCGCTAATGGCAATTAACATACCGATTATTACATCGTTTAGTGACGCTGGTATCGGCGCCGCCGAAAAGGTGTTTAAAAAGTTTGGAAAAACTGGCGCGCTTGTTGGCGCTGCCGTGGCCGCGTCGTTTGGTGCAGCTGCCGTCGGTATCACTAAAGCGTTGCAAGCCGCAGCCGAGGATCAAAAAAGCGTTGTACTACTTGAAAAACAGTTACGCAACAGCGTGGGCGCAACTAAGGCAATGGTTGGCGCTACCGAGGATTTTATAACCCAAATGCAATTTGCGTCGGGCGTGGCCGACAGTCAACTAAGACCAAGCCTTGCCACACTTGTACGCGCTACCGGCGACCTAACACAAGCCCAAGACCTTTTAGGTTTGGCGCTCGACTTGTCGGCGGGTGCAAACGTTGATTTAGAAACCGCCAGCCTTGCGCTATCAAAAGCACAAAACGGGCAACTTGGTGCGTTAACGAAATTAGGTATTGCTTTAGACCCCGCAATTATAAAAAGTAAGGATTTTGCGTTAGCGCAACGCGAACTAGAAAAGCAATTTGGTGGCGCCAGCGCGGCAGCGGCAGGCACATTTGAGGGCCAACTACGACGCTTAAACGTTGTGTTTGATGAAGTAACCGAAAGTATCGGGTACGCAATCCTTAACAACCGTTACTTTAAAGACGCGTTAGATAACTTGCCGGGCGCTGCACAAGCCGCCGTAGAAGCTTTTGGTAAGGGTGGCATTGCTGGCGCGTTTGACGCGTTTGTTAAAAACATGGGGCTAACCGGGCTTTACATACAGAAATTTACCTTGGCAGGTGAACTTGCGTTTGCGCGCATGAAGTTGCAAGTAGAAAACACTATTTATGGTTTAACCGTTGGCTTTAGCCGTTTTATTGGCATTGCTGGCGACATGGGCGAAACCTTAGGCGAATTAGGCCTAACACAAGTACAAGAATTAGAATTACGTTTTAATAGTTTGCTTTACAGCATTGACCAAACAACGGCCGCTATGCGAGCCGACGAAGCCGCAGCCGCTCGACTTAGCGCACAAGCAGACGTACTAAAACCAAAAGTAACTGGCGTAACAACAGCATTTGAGGGCATGGGTGGCGGTGCTGGTGGGGCGTCCAAAAAAGTAAACGAACTTTACGACACCATAAAAACCAAATTAGGCGACGCACTTGACAACGCCAAACAACAATTAGACGACGCAAAAAACGCTTTTGCAGATTTTGGCAAGTCCGTAGCCGACAGCATTAGCGAAGGTTTTAACTTTGCAGACGCTAAAGACGCCGGCGATGAAACTGGCAGCGGGTTTTTGGCTGGGTTGCGCGATCAAGTAGCGGGCGTTAAACAGTATGCAGAAAACGTCGATTTGTTATTACAACGTGGGCTTAGCCAACAAGCGTTGCAATCGGTTTTGGACGCTGGTGCCGAGGCTGGCGCGGCGATCTCAAACGAACTGATCGCAGGCGGTCAGGAAGCCATTACAGGCCCGGGCGGTGTAAACGAGTTAGTAACCACCGTTAAAGGCGTCGCAGACAAGTTAGGGCTTGATACGGCGAGCCGTTTTTACCAAGCGGGTGTAGACCAAGGCAGCGCCTTAGTTGCGGGCTTAGAAAGCGTCCTAGCAAAGTATGAAAAGATTTTAGCGAACCCGAAACTAACGACGAAGCGCCTAGAAAATTTGTTAGAGCAAGCCCAAACCGACATTGCATTTACGCAGATAACAGCCGGGCAAACGATTGCTACCCCAGCGCCTACGGCCTCAAGCATTGCCAGCGTCAACCAAGCAAAGGCAGCACGCACAAGCGCCGCGCCAGTAACAGTAAACGTTAACGGCGGGCTAGCGACAAGCGCCGAAATTGGCAAAGTAGTAACAAACAGCCTTAAAGCGTATGCACGGCAAACAGGCCCGCTAGAAATACCGACGGTTGGTTACAGGTAATGCCCGGTACAGCAATCGCGCAAGCCGGCAACTATTCCCTACTAGTCGACACGGGCTACGACGTCAACAGTTTTACCCTTGACAGCGACCTAAAAGGTTTATTAGACGGCACGTTTCCATTAGGCCCCGGTAGCGACTTTGCCGACATTACCGACAGCGCAACCCAAATAAGCATTAAACGCGGTAGGCGCGACATTGGCGACCAATTTGGTGCTGGCACCATGACATTTACAATTAACGACGTAGACGGCATTTTTAACCCATTTGACGAAACAGGGCCGTTTTATAACACGCCCGACGCATTACCCGGGCTAGCCCCATTGCGCGCCGTTGAACTAATCCGCTACGACGACAACGACAACCCGCAATACTTGTACCGCGGAAAAGTAGTCAACTACAACTACAACTTTGCGCTAGACGGAATAGATACCGTGACCGTGTTTTGTAGCGACGCTTTCTATTTGCTTAGCCAAACGTTTATGGACGAACTAAACGTTGCCGTTGAAACATCAGGCGAACGTATAGAAACGGTCTTAGACCTACCCGAGGTGCAATTCCCGACTGGTGCAGCTCGAAACATTGACCCGGGCACCGTAGACCTTGGCCACGACGCCGCTTACACCGTGCCGGGCGGTACAAACGTTTTAGGCTATTTGTTACAAATAAACCAAACCGCAGAATTTGGCCGTTTGTTTATGTCACGATCAGGGGTTTTGACCTTTACGCCGCGTGTGGGAACGACGCTTAGCGCGCCCGTAATTGATTTTATGGACGACGGCACCGGCGTACCTTACGACGGGCTGGGCATCACGTTTGAGGCAGACGCCGTAACCAACCGCGTTTACATAGAAAACCTAGGAACAACCAACGCCACCGCCAACGACCTAGCAAGCCAAGCACTATTTTTTGTGCAAACAAACAGCATTACCAACAGCCTTTTGGACGACACCGAACTAGCGGCAGCCGCAACCTACCTTTTAAACGGCACACCCGAAGCCCGCTACAACAGCGTAGAAACCGTATTTGGTGCCCTAACTGACACCCAGCGCGACACCGTGGCCGCCGTTGACATTAGCGACACGGTAAGTATTCAACGCACGTTTGTTACGGGTAGCACTACAACGACACTTGCCCAAGAATTAGCGGTTGAGGGCGTCGAGCATGAGATCACGTTAGACGGGCACCGGGTATTGCTATTTACCAGCCCTACAACGATTGTTTATGAACTGATACTTGACAACGCCGAATTTGGAATTATTGACGCGTTAAACGTGTTGGGTTGATCTAGGCTAAAAGTTATGGCTATTCAAGATTTTACCGCCGGGCAGGTTTTAACCGCCGCGCAAATGGACAGTTTGCAGGCCAACGATTACAACTGGACGGTTTCAAATAAAACCGACAGTTACACACTTGTTGCAGCCGACAAAGGCACACGCGTTGTAATGAACGCAGCAACGGCAAAAACCATTACCGTAAACACAAGCATTTTTGCAGCTGGGGATACGTTGTTTATTCAAAACATTGGTGCTGGTACTTGCACGATTACGGCCGGCACGGCAACGGTTACTACCGCTGGTTCGTTAGCGTTGGCACAATGGGGGGGTGGCACGCTTTATTTTACTAGTGCTAGTGCTGCTATTTTTTTTAGCGGTGGCGCACCCGGATTGGTTTACGGAAGTGCAACAGGCGGTACAAGTTCAAGCATTACAGTTGACAACGTTTCTTACACATTGTTGGCGTTTACTGGTAACGGCACATTAACCGTCGGCACCGCTGGCTATTTTGATTATTTGATTGTTGCGGGCGGTGGCGGTTCGGCAGACAATAGCGGCGGCCTTGCAGGTTCAGGCGGCGGCGGCGGTGGTGGTGGTGTAAACCTTGGCACCGCATATTTAACCGCAGGTAGTTGGACAGTAACCGTAGGCGGTGGCGGTGCAAAAACTATTGGCACCGATAGCACAATTGTTAATAGCACTAGCGTTTTGTTTGCGCGAGGTGGTGGACGTGGTGCAGGAAACGGAACAACAGCCAGTTCAGACGGCGGCAACGGTGGCGGCGGTTCAAGCGGAAGCACATATTATTTAGGTAGAACAGGCGAACTAGGCGCAGGCCGTGTAGGCACGATTGCAAGTTTTACCGCAAACAACCAAGGCAACGGCGCGAACGGATTTAACGGTAACGATAATGATGGTTCTAAAGGTGGTGGCGGCGGTGGTGGCGCAGGTGCAAACGGCGCGGTTGGTACCGGTTCAGTAGGTGGCGCTGGCGGTGTTGGCTTTAACACAACCTTTACGGCAGGTGCAGGCGGTGAGGAC